TTATAATTTAGATGTGTTCTTCTTTACTTCCGCTATATCTTTCTGAATCTGCTGAATAGGCTTCACGATAGCTCCTGTATTCTCTGATATCTGTACAAGTTCAAGATAGGAATTTGCTATCAAGTCCCGTGTATCATCTGCAATGTTTCTCGTTTCTGTATTTACCGAGAGAATGGCATCCGCTTTCATCGTTAGAATATTCAAAGACTGAGATTGAAGGGCGTTCTGACTCTTTATCTCTTCACCTGCCATCTGCAAGGCGGTAAAGCGTCCATTCAATTCGCTTCCGGTATCTTGCGACATAGCCTGAAATCCTCCTTTAGAGGATGATTGAGAATATTTACCGGAGTTCCAACCAAAAGCATTGGCCATCGCATCCCTTTCGGCCATCATTTGCTCCGCCAAGGCTCGTTGGGCAGCTTTTAATTGTTCGGATTCCTCTGCGGTAAGATCAAATATGCCGTCATCATCCGAATCGGATTTACTAGCCCAATCATTATACAACGCTTCAATCTTATCACGATATTTATTCGCTACCAGGTTGGAGAGGATTGCAGTTTTAAGATATTCCCCGAAATCATCCGCCATATCCTTGCTGCTCTTATCCATATCTGAAAGAGTGGATATAAAACTATCATAGAAAGAATCAAAAGAGACACCGGTCATGGTTTCGTTCAGTTTGTCCTTCATGCTTTCTATCTCCGTATTGCAGTCAATGACATTTTGAAGGTATTCCTGAACATCACCGTCCAATTTTGCCCAAAATGTAGGAGCTTCATCCTGCAATTCGGATAATTGATCGGCGGTAAGGTCAAACAGTCCGGTCATACGACCATCGGCAACCGAATTGTAGTCGAACCCTATGGATTGCGCTGCCTTACGAAGTTCATCCCATCCCTCTTTAGACATTCCCTTCCGCTGACGAACGCCAATAGAATGAGAGCCGATACTTGCACCGGCATTAAGCCTTTCTAGACCAAGTGTAACATTGCTTTTTGCCTTCTTATCCAGTAGATCCAATGTTTCTTGCCCGACTTTGCGCGCTTCATCACCATAGGATATATCAATATACTGCTGTTTTTTACTAATAAGCGTATCCCATACATCAACAAGGGTGTCATATTCTTCTTTCATCTTGTTGTAACGGGAGTAATCGGCACCTCCGAATCCTGGAATAAGACCGCCCAAAGAATCTACACTCGTTAATGCCCCTTTTATCGTCTGCAAACCACCTGTGACAATCGACATCGGCTTAGTGAGATCCATCTTTTCAAGACCGTTCAGCATCTCACCAAAGCCAGACATCGCGCCCTCCAACCATTCTGGTGTCTTTACCCCAAGTGTTTCCATAATGCCGATAACCTGATTGCCAGCTTCGACATACCGACCGATTTCATCCACGCCTTTATGCAATGCAGTGGTAGCCTCCGACAGGGCTTTCTGCTTGTTGTTTTTAGCACTTTCAAGGGTGGCTTTAGCGTTCTTCTTCTCTTCGTCTGTGTCTTCTTTAAGAGCCTTGTTGTATGCTTCCTGCGCTTCGCGTTCCGCATCGGTGGCCGTTTTTAGCGACTTGAAAGAAGTGCTCATCGCTTCGAAGGGGTTACGCTCTGAAACTTTATCATCTATCCTCTCAATAGCATCGACAAGCTCTTTCAGGTTCTCGGGAGAAAGGTCTTTTTGAGCTGAAATAAAGTCTTTAAGATTGGACTTCAACTTTTTCAATGTATCGGTAGAAACCTTATCTAGGTTGCCAAAAACTTGCTCCCAATTCATGCTTTTTTTGAATTGTTCGGCATCGAGTTTGAAAACGTCTTCATTCTTTGTTTCTGTACGCTTACCAATACTGCGGTCTATCTTTGCTACCTCATCCGTATCGCCTTTTGCTTCAGCTCTTTTACGGGCTTCTTGCAACAAAGCAACATCATCATTGAACTTCTTTTCTATTGCAAGACGTTGGTCTGTATATGAAAGATATTGGTTTGCGAGTTCGGAATATGCCTTTTCATTATTGGCGATGGCAGCTTTATAAAGCTCGTCAAAGTATTTGTTCTCATCATCCGACAATTCGATTCCGGTAGCATCAAACGACTTTCCCTTGTTTTTAGGATTAGACTCAAAAGTAGAGCGGGCATCTTCTATTTTCTTACGTAAAGCATCCTCTTTTTGCCGATCAATAGCTTGCATCTCTTTCTCAAAGTTGAGTTCCATCTGGGCAATGGTTTTCTTTGAGCCTTCATTCATTGCTTTGATTCGGGATTCATCGACTTTCATTTGTAAGTCTTCGGCAAAACGTTGTTGCTCTAATGCTTGTTTGTTAAGGAGAAGATTGTATTTCTCCGTTTGCTGGCGGAGTTTTTCGGATTGATTCTCTTGTTTGCTTAATGAACTACCTGTAATACCGCCCAAATCTTTATATGCCTTTTCAGCAGTATCTTTCCGTTTCTTAGCTTCTTCATATTGCTTTGAGGTAAACTTAGATTTATCCTTTTCTATTTCAGATAGGTCTTTTTGGGCATCCTCCCAATCTTTCTTAGCTTCCTCGTAATCTTGCTTATAGGTATTAGGAGATTTCTTTTCTGACAACGCGCCATTTATAGATGAGATAATACTTTCTAAATCCCCACCTTTGACCATCATTCCATCAACATTAAAACCATTACGCTTTGATGCAGAAGATTGGGCCATTTTTAATTCAGCCTCTAATCTTTCTTTAGAATAGTTTTTAAGATTGGCTTTATAAGCGGAGATATTATCATCCAATACATCTTTCTGATACTTCTTTAGTAGTTCGGAGTTTTTCCCCATCTGTTCACGTACCTGCACGTAGGACTGTTTACCTGCAAACATTTTCCATATTTGCATATCGGCATCAGACATATTTTTGCGAAGCTCTGGATTGTCAAACAGCTGTAAATATCTCCGTTGGTTAGCAACCATTTGTTTTAGAGAAGTATAATCATCTTTTCTACCTTGAACAGAGCGGTTTGAATCCTCTTCGTTAATCTGTTGTTTCAATTTCAGAATATCTTCCAACTTTAACTTCTCAATATCATATTGTCCAAAGATTTTCGGATATTCCTTTCGGAGTTCCTCCAAAGATTTTTGACGGGTGAGAGTTGCCAAACTTTCATCGCGTGCAGCTGTAAGAAGTTCCTCTATCTTTTGTTTATGTTTCTGTTCTTTTTTAGATGCTGTATCTTTAATGTCGTTATATTCCTTTTGGGCACGTGCAGCAGCAGTTGTACTATCAGACATTGCCCACATTGCTGTAGCAAGCCCTCCTACAGCAACAGCCAATAACACGTAAGGATTAGTGAGCATGGCAGCATTCAATGCAAGTTGTGCTTTTCGTGCCAATATCCGGGCATTAGTAAGCCCAATCTCCACAAGAGTATGTTTACTATCGGCAGCAGTAACCAACATTACGGCAGTCCTATACGTTCCATAAGTAGCAACAAGCCCAACCAATATTTTGCCGATAGTCTCATAGTTCTCGATCAAAAAAGTGGTAACGCAATACGAACCTGCTATAATCTTCTCATTTGCTTCGCCTATTTCATTCAATTTCTCCTTAATTACTGCGCTCTGTCTGTTTTTCTCGCCTCTAATTCCAGTGTTTTGCTTTTCGAGCATATTATAAAAACGACCTCCTTCGGCAGTGGCAGTGGCAAAAGCATCCGCTACCATTTCAGATGAAATAGCACCTTGCTCCATTTCTTTCTTTAAAACAGCAATGGACTTACCCGTCTTTTCAGAAATAACCTGCAAAGGATTGAAACCCGCATTAATCATCTGATTAAGGTCTTGCCCCATCAGTCTGCCAGCGGCAGACATCTGAGCAAAGGCAAGTGTCATTGAGGAAAACTTCTCATTATTCCCCATTGTTATATCTCCTATGCTTTTCAATGTTGGAAGTATCTTCTCTGCATCAACATTAAAGCCGAGAAGTGTTTGAGCTGTTCCATAGGTATTTAATCCGCTTTTGATTGAAAGTTCTTTTAAACCTCCAATCATCTCCTTTGCTTTGTCTTCTGATTTTAATAAAGCTGCAAAAGATTTTTCCACCGAATCTATTTCCATCCTTACATGAGTAATATCAGAAACAAGGGATTTTAGCATAGCAGCACCACCGATAACACCTAATGCTTGCTTCCATGAAATAGTAATCCCATTATTAACCTCTGTTATACCTTTTGCATCATCCTTGTAAAGAGAATACTCGTCACGAAGTTTCTTCACAGATAGTCGGGCATTCGCTTGCTCCTGTGTCAATCCGAACAAAGCGGACTTTTCTTCATCAAGAGCCTTTTTTGCAGATGTATATTCAGCTAATTTACTGTTTGCAGACAATGGATTACGTTTCAATGCAGTGCGATAAGCATCACCGAGACGCTTAACATCGGCTTCCACATCCTTAACTACTGCCTTTTGAGCGATAATCTTTTCTGTAAACCCATTAACAGACTGTGAAGCAGCGAATATCTTCCTCTTGAAGCCAGTTTCCATCTCCGCACCAGCTTTAGCAGCATTCGTTACCAACTCATCCATTCGTTGCGTGGATGCAGCAAGCTGGGTATTGAGTGTTTTAAAATCGGCAGGAGACTGTGTGCTATCCATACCCTTCAACTCTTGCTTTAACTTAGCTATCTCATTTCTTAATTTTACGACTTCCTCCCAATCGGAAGCCACACGGAATACGAGCTTCGGCATATATTATTGTTTTAATGGGTTCTTACCCTTGGTTTTGAAAAATTCTTCTTCTGATACTTCCTCCATAACTTCTCCGTACACAGTATGGAGCTTGTCCTTTTGTATAATAACCATGTTTCTATATGGTATCTTGTACACGACTTCATCATAAGACAGATGCAGATTTTCCATGAACGTTGCTATCTGTCCCAGTAAACAGTTGTTTCCTACGACCGTTGCTTTGCTGTCAGTAGAGCAACGTTCTTGGCTAAAACTGACAGCTTGTAAAAATTTTCAGCAGAAATCATTGAAAGACCTGTTGCTAAAGCCTCTATCACTTCATCGAATGTTCCATGAGACAATTCTTCATGCAGAGTTTCATCGCCTTGTATGAGCCACGAGAGCGCGCGAGAAGCCGTATCAACATCCTTTAATGATCGAAGCATATCCATTACCGTAATCCCATCTTTCAAATCGGAGAGGTAATATCCGGCACCGGCTATCTTATGAATAGTTGGAGGATGGATTACGTAGGCTTTACCATTCACAAACACCGTTTCAAAGTCTTTTCCTAAAACGGCTGCACTTACTATTTTTGAAGCTTTTTCCATGTATTGAAATTAAAAAAGCGGTGAGCAATCACCCACCGCCATCCTGAAAACATTATTTTTCACCTTAAATTTATGCTGCAGGAGCATCCACTTTTTCACCATCAAGCCAGTACTCACCAGCTACACTAGCAGTTGGATTTTCCATTGCGACAGCAGAAACACCCAGTCCGATATTCTTCTCAACGAAGTTACCTTTACCGATTATAGAGGCATTGGTAAACACAATGTAATTACCGGTTTTAGTCTGACCGACAATCGCCTTGTTGATAACCTCTGCGACATCCGGTTCATGCCAGCCAACAACAGCCTGACCGTCTTTTACAAGCTCACCGCCTTGCAACTCCTTCTTGTCTTCAAAGGAATATTCTCCCATAGTAAATGCCATAGTTCTTGCACCTTTAGCGGTAACGTCCTTGTAGTAAACCTTTCCGGTCAACTCATTGATGTAATCAGTCGTAGTCGGGTCATCTTCTGTGTATCCCCAAGTGTCCTGATGGGAGTTCTTCACTTCTGTGGCAGTTCCTAACCACGTTTTTAAGGAAGCAGGTGTAACGGCAGCAGTTATAACCGCACCGTACCAAATCTTTTTAATTCCAATAAATGGTTTCATATTTTCTCATTTTACGTTTAATACTTCAAACAAAATTCTCACATTCACATAATGACACTTTAAATCCGTGTCCACTTCTGTGCCAATTGAATCAATCGAGTAACGATAGGTTGTGCCGTCATAGGTGCTTACTACATCATCAAACAGCTTGTTGGCTCTTCGTTCGAGTTCACCCAAACGAATGGAATTAGCGGAGTTTTCTCCTAAATCAGGAACGCAAAGATTCACTTCCGCAAAAGACTTCTTCCAATAAGTTCCCGGCTGTTGCTTCTTTGCGTGGATAGCAATCCTTTCAGACTTCAATTCACCCGTCAGCGTTTCACCGTCCGGTACTATGTCTATCCCGAAAGCCTTGCAATCCCGGTAGAGAATGTTTCCTATGTCGGTAGTTACTATCATCGTTCAAATCTTCTTTTACATCGTTCTGATGTTCTTAACGCTGCACTTCCTGCAACTTCAAAACCTTTGGATTCCACGAATGAAGCATAATCAGCTTCGTTTTTCAGAGTCAAGCCATCTTCGTCAACCTCATAATCATTCGATTCTCTCAAATGTTTTGTGTGGTCTTGATAGCTCCCGGTAGCTTTTGCATCTTCAACAAATGACTCTCCCTCTTCTTTCATACCAGCAACAACTTCGCTTGTTCCGTCCTCAAAGAACTGGTCAACATCCGAAAAGTCTGCATCTATTCCAACCATATTACTCTGTAGGAAAAATAGTTTGTCTCCAAAGGACTTTTAGCAATCCCCTCCCCTCTTATGCTTCCATCAAGATTCAAACAACGGACTTCTACTCCTGCTTCAACCTTTGTCGGCTTGTCAAAGACTACCTTATATTTGAAATCATACAGAACACCATTGATGGAAACTTTCTTTTCCGCACTCACATCATCACAACGACATTTACATACCTCCTGCCAGCTTTCACCACCGGTACCGGGAATCGGTCGACCGAAATCATCCTTATCCATCGGCTTAGTCACTTTAACCTGTAATATGTGTGGAGCGAATATCATCACCAGAAAGAAACTTTAGGTTTGTTACTCAGTTCATCCTTTAGTCCGTATTGTTTACAGAGGAAAGAATAGTACTGTTTAATCCCTTCGATATTCCAAGACATAGAAAAACCGCTTTCACTGATTGAGGTAGCACGAAGTAAAAGAGAGGGGATGAACTTCGCAATCGCCACCGACACCCGCGTTTGGCAATCCTCGCTCATCTCATCCTCTCCGCTTATCTTCGAGGAAAGACACATATCTAGAAGGTCAGCCTCCGACAACTGAACGCCGAAGGTCTGAAACCTCTGTGATATGTATTCATTTACCGTCATGCGTTCATCGTAGAAAGATCGAAGTTCACAATCTTGTTCGGAGCGGTAAACTCGGGAATCCATTCGGCGGTGTATTCCATGTATCTACCCTCTTCGTCACGATAGTTGCATACGGACATCTGACCTTCCGCTGTATTGTAAGAACGTCCCGGTACTGGGTCTGTCATTACATACGGCTTGTGGTGGCGCATCTTCATCACTTTGTCAGACCGCAACAGGGTGATACGGTCGTCTGGATAAATCTGTACGTTCTCTCCGTTTTGATTCTCAACGTAATCTTCCTTGATTTCAATTGCCGGAAGACCGATACCTGTAAATACGCTAGATGCCATTTGGTCTGTAACCAATCCAGCATTAACCATGAACTCACGCTCGCCAAGAATCATCTTGAACTTATCCCCGAACTCGGAAGCACCTACAATATTCTTCATGAATGTGTTACGAGACATAATCATTTTGGAGAACACACCGTATTTGGCTTTAAGCTTCTGAATCTCCTGCTGCAAGTAAGAGATAAACTTATCTTTTGCTGCAACTTCTGGAGTAAGGAAATGGAATGGCAACTCAATATCGAGCAACTCAAAATTTTCTTTATTGTCCGCTAAATGAACCTCTGCTTTGCCGGTCATCAACAATTCAGGAACAACAATATCCATACGCTTGTGCGGAGCAAGCAAGATCTGGCGGTAATCATCAACAATGAAGTCGATAATCTCCTGTAAGATAGTACGCTGATCTGCGGTATTAGCGGCATTGAATTTATCAATGATGTCCTGTAACTGAGACAGACGTTCGATGTCCATCTGATAACGGTCACCCAGATAAGCGATTTCGGTGTAACCGCTTCCAAGGTTACGTCTTTCTCTCAACGGTTTCTGGTCATTCTTACCAAGGATAGACCCAGCAACGACACCTGTAACCGTTCCTAAATAGGTCTTGAAAACACGCTGTTTGGTCTCCAAGAAATCACCGTACTGCTTCCAGTAGATTGTATCCAATCTCAATTGAAGCACACGGTCAATCACCGCTTTTACGATGTTAGGATCTGTAAATAAAGTTTGTATGGTCAAATTCATATCTAAACTTTTTATGATTAATACTCAAACTGGAAACGACTTGTTAATCCGGCCTTATCCAGATCATGGATCGGGAGGATCAATTTGCTTTCCTTCACTTCATACGCCTGCATCAAGAGAGTGCAGAGAACAGCGCCATCGTCTTCAACTTTCTTTGCGTCGAAGAGAACGAAGTTTGCAGTATGCTTCTTCTTTGTGCCTCCTACTGCTGTGGCTTCAAAAAGAACAGTGTCTTTCTCAATATCAGTACCGAAAGCGGCTTTGATAGTCAGAACGTCGTAGTTTTCGTTTGATTTGTCGATAGCGGAAACCTCTGTACCTTTAGTGCCGTTCCCAATGAACATACCAACATAAGCCAGCGATTTTTTTGCGATTTTGATAGATAAAGCATCTGCTCCATTAGCATAAGCTTCCACAACTTTCACGTTGCGGACGGGAACAAGTGTGCGCTTTACCAAATCAGCCTGAACCGGGGTGAACACAGGTAAGAAAGATCCTACCACCAGATTGGTAATATCCAACTTCCACGGGCCGCTCTTTCTGACACCGGATTCAACACGGTAAAATTCTTGCACCTCCTTTTCAGGGATTAAATTGTACTTAGTACCTGCTGCCATGATTAATTTTTGTTTTGTTCAACAATCGTTTTTGTCCCCTCGCTAATCATGCTGGCGATAGATTCCGCTTCCGTTTTCGTATCACCACCTACTTCGGGACTTCTCACGCCCTCAAAGCCTTCGTTCGTCAATTCCTGCTTTACATCCTTGAAATAAGCATCCAAGTCTGCGTCCTCAGGAATACCGTAACGCTTTGCTTGCGATTCGGGAATACCATACTCTTTAGCCTTTGCCAAAATCTGCTCCTGACGGGTAGCCTGTAACTTCTCTGTCTCAAACTGAGTAAGTTTATCGGAGAGAGGTTTCATGGCTGCGCTCACTGCATTGGCGATGATGGTTGCCATGTCATCAGCAGGTTTCTCAACAGGCTTTTCTACCGGTTTCTCGATTTCGATTGGCTTACCGTCCTTCAAGCCGTGTTTCTTCTCGTAGTTAGTCACTGCGGAGGTAACGGCTGTATTAGCCCGGAAATCACCATAGGAATTTAACACGTCCTGAAAGCCTACTCCATCCGCGATTGTCTGTAATTGGCTTTCGTCCGTAACACCGACCGCTTTCTTTTCAGCGATCCGGCTTAAAGTAGCTTCATCAACCCCAGGGAATTTGGTTTTGAGTAATGCTAAAATCTTTTCTTTCATACCGTATGAATTTTCGTTTAAAATCTTTGGTATAAAAGTAGATAGGTTATGTATAGATAAGAAATTTCAGAATACGGAATACATGACAATAGAGCTATTGTCGTAAAATCAGCATAAAAGTAAATGGATGGGAATAGAAGGGGAAATTTTGAAGGGAGAAGAAAAGCACATTAAGAGGCAATGTGCTGAATATATATATAAAGGCGTGAAACCGGGTAGGAATCACGCCTAACGATTTTATTTTTTCTTTTTTTCAAGCCAATTCTTAATATCATCTAAGGTTTGTTCATATGTTTCTGACATAGAAGGAAAATCTTTTATATTCCAATAGAAAGCCCATAGTTTAAAAAATTGTACTATCAATCCTGCGTAATTAGCACAATCGTCTCGCACTATGTCAAATATTTCAAATACTCTTTTGTCTTCGTCAGGATGTTGTTCATCTCCATTTAAATCCTTTGAAAAAAACAGTAATGAAAAAAGAGCTGAAATAACCCCAAGAGTCGCAGTAATCTTATCTGTATCTAGAACGTCATAATAAATATCCCAAAAGGCCAAACTATCTGCATCTTTCTCATCTTCTTTAGTAGGACAAATATGCCCAAATCGGAAATGAGCTAATTCATGCAAAAGAATAAAAATTATACCATAACAATAGACTGAATTAGTTTTACTTCCATAATCACTGGTCATATCCAAACAATTAAAACGGCTAACATCCTCCTTTGTGAATTTAGTTGTTATCAATTGTTCTGCTAGTCCAAATTCAGAAAAAGCCTTCTCAAAAACAGCCTGATGATCTATAATTTCGTTTAACACATCAATTTCTTTTGTTCTTTTTTGAGACAGTTTTACCATTTTAATTAAAGCGTCTTTTATTTCCTTTGTTTCTTTTGCCAATTCCAATTCTAAAACATTAGCATCATAAGTTTTAATTGCTATATCACATATGATCCATAAGAACTGGCAATATGCAGAAGATAACTTGACTCTATTAAGAGAATCTAACTCAGCGACCGTAGTAATCTTCCCTAAGAGATCAACCCACATAATTTCATTTTGCAATCCTTTTTGAATTTGTTCTGGAATTTGCGATGATCGAATTTTTGAAATTTTCTCTGTTATTTCACTATTCAATTTATGTACAGGAAAATTTAAAACAATTTCTGTATTTTCCATTATCACAATAAATTTATAACCGACAATTCCTTACTCAAAGACTGAATACCTTTCTGAATCTTCTCCAGTTGTTGTTTGCGGGGTTTATGCACTCCGGCAGCATAATGCCACAACTGACGTTCATTGATGCCGGTTATCCGGCTTAATGCCGCTTTCGTGAAGATGCTGCTGTAGTAATTGATAAAAGTGGCAGCATCGATCTTAAACTTTAGCTCAAATTCTCCGGTCAGAATCTCTACTGGATTAGGATTGTCTTCTAAGTACAATTCGATAGCCTCTTTCATATTATCCTCAATCTCTTTCATGTCGTTACCAACAGTAATGACCGGAGCACCTTCGATGTACGCACTTAGATTCTTTCCCGCATGTTCAACAATTACTTCTACCGTTTTCATATTACCTCCTATTTTTTTAAATGAGAACAAGGGGGGCTACTTTAGCCCCGCTTGTCTCAAAATGCTGTAATAAGTGCCTTTCTCAACGCCTTTGCTGTTATGATTCGGTACGATAACTGTCTTGTCGCCTTTGACAAACTTCAAGTGGCTACCTTTCTGACTCTTAAATTCAAAACCGTTTTCTTGCAACATAGTTACAACGTCTTTAATTGATTTGTAACTCATAACGCTTGGACTTAATTACTATGCAAATATAGTAATATTACGAATACAAACAAACATAGTATTCATTATTTTACTATGAATATTAAAAAAATAGCGGCTACCCCACCGGAGCAACCGCTATCCTGATCAGCAGCCTTTACCGCCTTTCTTCTTAGGCTTCTTCTTTCCCATGACTAAAATGATTAAAATGTTCTATTTTTAAATACACGAATTTATAAACCTCGTAATTTTTCTAACTAAGCCACCTATTTTTGTTCTATTCTTTCGATTTTCGTCTTTGCAGCTTGCTCTTCTTCAATCTCTTTCAGCTCTTCGTCGATGCGATCCATGTTTCCGGCAAACAAGATACCTTCTCGGCGTGACCATATTCCACCATTTACAGCGGAGACAGCAGTAGATACTTTATCATCCAAATTATCAATAATATAGGGTTGAATTTCAACTTCAACATCAATTGTTTCGGAAGGTTTTTCGAAATTAGTATTGATTGAGCCAAGTGCCGATATGAGGAAATTAATACGTCTCTGCATAAAAGCTCCGATTTCTTCTGCTGAATTTTCTACTGCCATGTGCGCTCCCATAAAGACATAACGGAAGGAAACACCTGATAATGCGTTACCACTCCCTTTTAGCTGATCAAATGATATACGCGGAGTATTAGTTAGCGCATACGCTTGGTTAAAATGATTTTCAAACTCGACTCGAACAGGATCGCTGGTTTGATTCCAAGTCAAATATACTGCGTCTGCCCCCTCTCCCGTCAACTGAACAACACGGCTCCTGAACTCACCGGACATCTTTTCTACATCTCCGAACAGTTTTAGGATAGGAAAAAAATGATAGTCGATACAATCAGCATAGCTGGAAAGAAGTTTTTCCAAACGTACACGAATAGTCTTTATCTTCTCACAATATGCCTCCAGTCGGTAGCTATATACTACTGGTAATTTCTTAAAGCCATGCTTGAAAGCGGGAACCATCTCCCAACCTTTGTCTAACTCCCACTGGTAAACTACATCTTTCGTCACAGTCATAAAACAGGTGATTTCGTGGTCGTCCAGGTCTTTCTTTTTGTACTCACGAGAGAAAGCGACCATATCGCCAGAATCATCAAAGAAAGGATATAGCTTATCACCCCGGAACGGTGACCAAAGAACACTACGTAGTTTGTATTGAGGCATAGATTTGCCAAATAGATTGGCTACTTTTGCCTTTAACTTCGCCCAGAAGCCATCGTCTTTTGTTACATACCAGTATTCAGCTATTTCCTGTTCTGATAGCCAAGAACGAACAATCTTCCGGTTCTGATATTTGATTTTATTCTTCTTCAGGACTTGCTTCAGAGCTTCAAAGATACCTTTCTCCGATTCATCTGGAGTACAGTTCATCTTTGGCTCAGTACCAACGGTGAAAGCCGTTTGGATGTTCACGATATCCTGTTCAAGAGGAAGGGCAATCCGGTTAGGATCAACCTTCTTTGTCTTTTTCGGGATGACAGTAGTCTTGCCTGTCTTTTCGTCAAATACCTCTTTCTCCTGCTCAATAGTGATTTCTATCTGTGGATACTTTTCTTCATCCATGATGATTTCATGCTTATTGGGGTCCCAATCAGCATATAGTTTCTCCCGGTCTGGAAGCTGAGTTTTACGACCTTTTTTCAGATAGTAGATTTTCCGGTCTATATCTTCGAGTGCTAAAATTTCGTCTATCGTTTTCATTTGATTATATTTTAATGTCCAAATACTCCAGAATGGTCTACAACGGGACGTTTTCCCATTAATTCCATCATACAACAATACCGCACTTCATCCAAAATATGATTAAAGTCATCAACCGGCTCGTTAAGCCACTTCCCGTTCTTGTCTTGCTGATAGGTGTAATTATCTAATTCTTTTTTTGCATTAAGTGAGTTTTCTGTGATATATATTTTCTTTGATTTCATAAAATCAATACCAGCTTCTACCGAACCGGCATATTTTTGCACTGGGTGAATATTGAACCCTGCATTGTGTATCTCTGCAATTAAACGAGGATCTGCACTCTCCGACCATATTTTAAGTTTAGGAAGTTTCTTGAACTTCTTTATTATATCAGAGGAAAGCAAATTCGTCTCGTAGAATTTTTCATCTATATAAATGGTATTATCCAAGAATCCATTTTCAGAACAGGCAGTTGGATCATTGCTATACCCAAAGTCCAATCCGTACCATCTACGTTTAACCCATATAGGAACGTCCTTAATGATAGTGTAATTTTCAAATATCAGACCTTCAATTTTTGCACGCTTACCAAGTCCATATATAAGCCATTTACGCTTATCCGCCGTACCTTGTGAATAGTTGTATTCAGTAGGCTCGTAGGATAATATTTTCCGTTTCATATTCTCCGGGATAAACGGATTATCCAACATAGTCGAATGGTCAAAGTAACAATCATCACGTGTACATACATTGTCATAAATCCAATGTTCCTCTGCCGATGGATTGTAATCAAGAATAGCAAAACGAGAGCATCTTTGTTCCAATTGGTCAAAGTCATCCTTCAATGCCTCCATAGCCTCATTAATCCAAAATATGTCTGTAGTTAATCCATGAAGTCTCTGAACATCGTCGAGTCCTACAAACTCAAATGTAGTAGTATAAAGTTGAATCGTTTTGATTGTATTATTTATTCGACAGCAATTAAACAAACCAAGTTCTAAGAGTATATTTTTAAAGTCCGTCCATACCGTAGATGCCAGCCATGTTCCTTTTTTGCGGGCTATGACAACACGGTTAGAACGTTGCCAATTATTAATGGCATAGATGATAAAGAACTGAATAAGCGAATAGGTCTTTGATGAGCGAGAACCTCCTTCAAAGACCATTACATTAAACCGACCACTATTCAAAGCGTTCATAGCCCGATAGAGAATCGGGGTGCATTTCATATTTAGTTCGTCTTGCCCGACTCTTTACCCTGTTTTAATGTTACAGACTTATCTTGTAATTCCAATAATTGGGGGTCATTGGCTACAACTTGAATATTTACAGAAGGGGGCGTTACCATGTCTTTCCCATTAGTTGTAATATCAACTTTTGATGTGGATTCCAACTTTCTCCATTCTTCATCATGATGATAAAGCCATGTAGAAAGTGCCTGCATATTGGGAGGAAGTTCTGCTTCTGTTTCTTGAGATATAGCCTTATCCGTGAGTTGCACCCATCCAGTACCACCACATTGGACACACTCTTTATCTTTTCCTTCACACAGACATCTATCCTGAACATAACGCTTCGTGATACTCTTTATCTTTTTCCCGCCCAAAGCTCCTTTCAAATATGCACCACGAACAATAGAATTAACTTTCATACGAGCACGCACTAACACTTGAGATAATCTTTCGCTACGATAATCATTTTCTTCTTCATTCCACCCTTCATATTTTCCATTTTTCATCCGAGAAAAGACTTCTGGTGTTAATCCAAGACTATAAGCCACCTCTGCATCTGTCATCCCCTGAAAGGCAAATGCAAAAACATCTTCATAAAATTTATCTCCTGCGTAATCATGCTTAGGCTCTATCATATCAATCCACCCTTTCTACTTGGTCAGAGAACACCTCTCCTTTTATAAACTTCATATCCGGATCATACCCAAATCTTGCCATGAAAGCAGCTTTCGCCTCGTAGGTATCAAAGGACAACATCACATAGGCATCCATATCCTCGGCTGTCTTCTGTGCGTTCTCCTTTACCTGCTGCTTGACTTCTTTCATGTGGGCAACCTTCTCTGCACGCTCTAATTGCTTGGCGGCTTTCTCGGCTTCTTTCTGTTCGGTGACAGGTGACATCATATCGGAGAGAGCTTCTGCAATGGAGTTTTCCGCTTCGGTCTGCAACAGATAATCAACGCCAATCATGTTTAGATCGGCATCGGTCAGACCTGCGTCTTTCCAATCAATATCGGGAACAAGCTGTGCAAGGGCATCGAAATCCCATGTACCTTGCGCATTTGGATTGTTCATTAAAATATTTAGTTCCTTCTCCTGCTTTTCGTCTACATCAATCACATCAACTCGGATCTTGTAGTCATTCTCCGGATACTTCTGCAATTCATCCATGACGGACAAACGCTGATGCCCGCTGACTACGGTCAGACCGGTACGCTTGTTCACTGCAATTCCACCAACCAGACCGAATTTCTTAATACCACGCTTCAAGGTCTTGCGTGACTCCTCGGATAGTTTTCGGGGATTGTAGTCCGCAAAGTGAATGGCAGAACGATTAAGTTCTACCGATTCACTCTTTATGTATTTACTTAGTTCCATTGTCATATTCAAATAAAATTCTTTCACTCATTGGAAAAATTTTGATAATCCTCCTCAAATCATCCGGGTAATTCTTACGAAGCCATAAGAAACAATCAAGATTGAACCCGATACCGCCAGATGCCTTGTTTGAATACCGGACTGGTTCGGGAAGTCCTTTCTGTCTCATGTAAGTAAGCACATCTCTTTGCGTCCAATCGGCCAGAGGATAAACCTTCCCTGCGTTTTCATAATCCGGATAGGTATTCAACATTAACCGGCGGTTCATGCTATCGGCTTTCTTCATCCCGTAAAAAACGAAGTCGATGCCAAACCTTAACCGCATAGCTAAATCAACATCTGCCAGCTTCAAGAGCTTTATCTTCGGATTAGGCACACAATACATACCGGATCGGAGAATATAAGTAAGATTCCAGTGTGGCACCTGAACAAACTCAACTTTCGGATATTTAGCTTTTATCCACTTGATATACCTTTCGATATGTTCTAATCCTTCAACAAAGTACATGAATACACATACAATCCGGTCAAATTCAGGATAGATCAGATCCAGCAACACAAGGCTATCCTTACCCAGAGAACAAAAAACGATAGCCTCATTAGATTTTACTCTAACGAGGTCTATCGTCCTATATGTTCTCTCAAGCAAGGTCATCCCGAACTCATGCCTAAGCCAGCACGCACATTCCTGTACTGCTGATTTCTGGTAATAAATCTACCACCTTGAGAAACTCTGTTTGTTCCTGGTACCGTCAAACCTCTACGGCCGCCTCTGTAATTAGAGGTCGCAAAACCCGTTCTGTTAGTTCTTCTACCGACTCAGCAAATTATTAATGGTTAAACATTGGATTTATCTAATACCTTACCTAGATCATAAACGATCTGAGCCATTACGTATTCAACGCCATCGACTTCATAAGGGATTTCATCGCCGTCTTCATCAGTCAAGATCTCTACTTTCGCCCCTTTTATTTCGACGATCGCAAATGGACGTGTACCCTTGTACTCACCGGTTAGAAACTTAATAGCATCGTATTCAACCGGCACCACTTCGGGTTCTTGATCTTCTGGTACTTCTTCAAAATGCTTATATTCTTTGTCATCAACTTTATACCGGACATATTTTTGAGAAGTATTAGGCCGGATCTCTCTAAACTCTTGTGTTTTATTACCGGCTAAAATTTCATCAAAAAACTTCTGTTTAATCGAAAGCGTCAAAATATTCATAATCGTGTCATTTTTCAATTAATAACTAAGTAGTTGCGGGTAACGGAATCGAACCGTTGACCTTCACCAAGTCGAAGTGACGAGCTGACCACTGCTCTAACCCGCGATCATACCACTAAGGTGCAACCATAACCAAAGATACAGAAACATCTTCAATCGTTATTTATGACAATCGATTTATTGTCGTAAACTAAGCCATTTATCCCTTTTCTCTCTGCACGCCTCTAAAGTAGGCGCACAACAAGAAAACAGTTCACCACTTTCAGTACGGTAATCGTACTGGCACATTCTCACTCTCTTACCTCTCAACTTTGTTGTGTAGGTAGTGTAATTCTCTTTACCGGGTTGACATACGCTGCAACCGTTTACGTTAATTGAGTTCATAAGCTATTTATCAATACTTACTTAATAATTTGTAAAACATTCGCCTTTTCTCTATGTATTTAAGACCATTTCGTCTAAGACCTCGCTTGGTTCTGGACACAACCATTTTGCAACCTATAACACCAATATAGATACAATATAAATGGTGTCTTTTAGCTTCTTTGAAAGCCCACCAAATCGCTTCACGGCAATATCTATAACTATCATTTTGAACACCCTCGTAACCTTTCCCCATTATGAAGTGCCCCACTTCGTTGGCTTCCTCTTCTGAATGACAAATAGTAAATATATTATTCATCCTTTCTTTGCTTTACTTGTTCAACCAAAAACTTTTTAAAATCATTCTTGTACTGGCTATGAATGATTTTATACTGATGAGATAGATTAGGCAATTGTTTGTAACCTTTACTATACAAGAATTTGGCAACTAATTCAACCTTTTCGCAATTGTCAAAGCCTCTGTTCTTGCACATATTTGAAATACAGACATTTGCCTTGCTGGTAGGTTTCTTTTCAACAGATGGCATATATTCACGCCTACCATAAGCATGTGTTCTGGGATAACCAACCGCCTCACCTAAATATTCACCTGTGATGCAATCAAATTTACCACTTATTAAACTATCTGCTATTTCACCCATAATAATCTATATTTAAAGTTTCACATTCAATCTTTCTTCACTCGTATAAGCCACTACAAGACCGGTTTCATCATGCTGTATCGTGACATACTTCTCGCCTCTTTCTATGGTAGAAAAGTCGCACATAGAACATAACTTACCCAATACTTTGCCCAGTTGCTTCATCAATGGGGCTTTAGGGCTGATAACTAAAACTAAATCTGCTTTCATAATCATTTACTTTACTATTATATCAATAGGTCTCTTAGCGAACCAATAGCAATCCCAATCTAAGTAAACACATCTACCAGATGCACAAGGATCACAGAATCCTAATATCTCGAACGGACCAACTATACAGCCATAGCCATTAACAACATCAACTACCTGTCCTTTTACAAGCTCGTTATCTGTATTAGGCATTACATCTGAAAGGCTATCATAGACTTTTAACTGTTTTGCATTAACCATATTTTCAAAATCTGCTTTATGGGATCGTCTCATAATCGTGTGTATTGTGGTAGCCCAAAGGCTACCGAATTAAAAATAAACTTTTACTTTACGATACAAATTAGTGATTGATTGCTTTGCATACATATCACCATTGGCAAACTCTATTCTATTGCCGTTATCGTTAATAATTGGGTTCTCAACTGTTGCCAATTTATAAACTTCTTCTTTTGTCATAATCTTCTATGTTACGCAGGGCTTTCGCCCCGTCGGTTAAACATTTAATATCGTAATCTCTTTGTTACCTATTTCTGAATCTACATTCAGAACCTCATACTTTTGAACCTTGTAGTTATAAACAACTTCACAGGTATTGAAGCCTCTGCCATCTTCTCTTTGGTCATAAACAGTGTTTATGTGCTGATACATTTTATTGCCTAACATGAAGTTTATCTTACCTGATGTACAGAAGTAGAATGCTACTGCATACTTCAATGTTTTCTTCTCATCAATTTTTTTTGTTGCCATGATCGTATATGTTTTATTTGTTATTACTTCGTTTCTGATGATGCAAACATAATGATTATAATCATACAAACAAGAAACAAACGCATTATTCGTATGATTATTATCATATATTAACAAGCTTAACACAAGTATGATTATAATCTAAATATATTTTAATACAAATGACTATATTCAATCAAAACAGCTAAATCTAATTTGTTTATTCGATTTTTAACTCTATATTTGCAATTGATTAAAATCATACATTTATGGAAGTAAAGACAATAATCAAGCAGAAAGGCTTCACAATGGAAGCAGTTGCAAAAAAAATGGGTATAACAAGGGTTACACTTGCCCAAAACCTTAGTAGAAATCCAACAGTAGGAACATTACAGAAAATAGCAGATGTTATTGGATGCAAGGTTGGCGACTTCTTTTTTGATGATATGGATATAAAAGATGATGCCAACACGATCACCTGCCCCCACTGCGGAGGTAAAATACATTTTGACAGAGAACCACATATACCGGAACATAAGAATATACGAGGGAAAGAGTACTATAAATAAAAAAATATGAAGAAAGAAACTATATACAATATTGCATGGAACATCAGAAAAGAAGTCGAGCAATGTCAAAAACGTGGATACTTCACATCTTTCCCTAATGGTTTTTGCGCACTGAGTTCTATATGGATTTACGATATATTATGCAAAAAATCTCACTTTGTTGAAATAAGGCAAAAAACTCCATTCTATAGAAACTATCCTCATACATGGGTGTATTGCGATGGCTTTGATGTAGATATTACATCTGACCAATTCAAAGGAAACAACTTTCCTAAAGTTTATGTTGGCAATGACAATACCATGTATCACCATTTTGACGAAGTATCATCTAAAGAAATATTGTTTCCTACGGAATTTATATTAAAGCAAATGTGTGATAATCTGTTGAAAGAAGGAGTAGAAACATTATATAAAAATCTCGATATAGATGTAAACTTATTCTATAAAATTAAGCCGGAGCACTAAACTCCGGCCTTTAATATCTCCAGTATCTCCCCATATATCCAATCCACATCCTGCCGGAAATACTTATACAACTGATATGAGAAAACCAAATTATTCCGGTTATCGGATATGGCTGTTTGCGCACTAACGCCTAAGACCTCCGCTAATTTATTTCTAAGGCCGTTTTTCATCTTTCCACCGGCAAGAGCGCTTGGAGAATACAAAAAAAGGATGATAAAGATAAATTTCTTTCGCTGAGTAACATTCCCTACCCTAAACGTCTCCTTTTGAGAAATAATTTCTTGGAACCACCTATATAACGTTCCTATCATGTCAAGATCAGTCAATATAGGTTCTGTTAGCTCTTTTTCCCTCTCCGATAACTTTGATTTCTGCTCTCTGATGGATTTTATTTCCGCAATTTCTGAAAACATGGCACGATTATTTTAAAGTAAATAGTATATTTGCACTAAATAATCGTGTGGAGAGGTGACGTTACTGGTGGTTCGGGGCGTTGCCTCTTGTGTTTATGCAAAGTTCACAGAACCTTTCGGTTCTGTATATCCATAACATCCCGGGATATAACCGGAAGTTTTTCATTATCTTCTTGGCTTGTCTTAATCTCATGATTTCAATTTATTTATTATTAATAGAATGCTCTAATTCCGTAACCAATGACACATTGCAGATAGCTCTTTGTCTCTGCCACTCAAGAAACTTATTTTGTAATTCCTCGTTTCCCGAGTCAGATATTAATCTGAGCAGTTCAGATTCTATTTTGCTAAGTTTTCCAACTTCGATTTGATGATTACTTTTACTCATGATTCTGTTATTCTTAATGTTGTACTAACTCTAACTCTGATTCAAAAAATTCCTCGAAATACATTTTCCCGTTAGGATAATGGAGCATAACACAATAAAGGTTTTCTTCACGTGCCCCATCTTTAGTTTTAACTAAAGCCTTTTCTTCCACGACTTCAGCGATAACACCGACTTCCGACTTATGTCTTTCGTTCGTACACCACACATGTTGTTTTATTTTATATTTTGTTGCCATGTTAATTTGTCGTAATATTAGCTAATCCCTAGTGCCTTCTTGATGCTCATTTGAACATCATATCGACCCCTCCATTCTCCACGTTCTTCGTCTATTTTTTCTTTCAGAAGAAGAATACCGGAAAGAGTGTTAAGCGCTTTCATTCCTATATATTTTCTGAAATCACATATATCCCCATTATCATCAAAGACTAAAAATCTTTCACTTGTATCTTCTGGAGCGTTGCAACCATAGTCCATTAACTCATTTAATAGCTCATTCATTTCCTCGAATGAAAGCTCTATGTTTAGCAATTCTTTTATGTTCATATTTTATTAATTATGAGCCTCCTTGTGAAGGCTCGGTTAATACTATTCCTCAAGATCGGGTATAGACATCCAGTGTGTAACCTCCCCGAACACCTTATAAGCGTCCTCCCCGTAAACGATAAAGCCGCTATCCTTGCCATGTAGATAAGCCGTGGCTTTACCTCCGTACTCACCCCTAACTAAGACAATATCTTGATCGTACGGTAATCTCTCCTTAACGCTTACCCATGGGGATTGTTTGGTCTGCCATTCGGCACCGGCTTTAAATCCGGCTTTAAAATCAAACTCGCATATATGGGAGGCGAGTTCATAACCTTCCTCCCATGGTAACTGGCTTAAATATTCTTTTGCCGCTTTTTCTATTGCCTGTCTCATATCAATATCTTTTTCCATGTTTATTCTCCCTTAGCTCGTTGTATCTCATTTTCTGCTCGATATGCCATAAGAGATCTACATACAGTAAGTCCGCATTAAGAAATATAACTACGATAGAAGCCTTGATAACTTCTGCTATATCTCTATCCTCGGTTAGGATAGATGTTGAAAAGAACATCCTCTCAGTAAAAGACATTTCTTTTAAAGCATCATCCCAGTCTTTATATTCCGGCTCTTTCATGAAATCGTAGATATCATCAAGACTGATATCTAACGATCCTGCGAGATCCAGCAAGCGGATGCAGGCATCACTAAGCTCATCTTCAACGGTATCTTTAATATTGCTTTTGAAGGCATATATAAATTCTTCATCTTTTGTTTTAGGATCATCCATTAAGATTATCCAATCCTCAAAAACCTTCCTTCTTGCGTATAGACCTTTCCTGTCCGCTTCCACGGCCTCAGAAAGCTCTGTTATCACTAGCATCAGAAGATGCCCATTGCTTAACTCCGTATTATGAAACCCGTGCTCGCATGCGTATTTGTACGCACGGTCACGGAGTGCGTTGAAATCAATCTTGCTCATATTTATTTCTCCTTTTTATAACTTTCACAAATGTTATTTCTTGATCCGGATTTTCTTCCTCAAACCTAAAATTCTCGTTATAGAAGTCTATGAGTTCATCGAGGTCTGTAAATTCCTTTTCCACGTTATCGATGTAGTATGTCGTTTTTGGCTTGCCGTATGATAGCTCGTCTTTTCTTGGGGTGATAGTAACAGCGGAAATTTTGTTAACGTCATCTCTGTACTTAACGATTCCACTACCTTCCATAGACATACAGGACAATATCCTTAATTGTAAATCATCACGTGTGATCATCATTACCTCCTTTCAGTAGTTCGGGATTGTCATAAACATTACCTATTACTTTAATTTCTCTTTTATAATCAGTCCACCAGCAAGGACTAACTTGCTGCCAATAACGAGTTTTAAGATCACAGCCCAAATCCGTAAGATTAGCCAAGCAATAACTCGCCCATTCATCTATGTACTTAATCAATTTAGGATATTTGCCATTCACGCTGATAATGTCCCCCTCGTAAATCTCCTTTCCGCTCTTGTCTTTTAGGCCTGTGAACTGGCCTACGGTGTCAGGATCCACGTCATGGTTTAGCTCGTTCCCAAACTTGTCAAACTCTATTATCGAGGTGCATCCGCTCGGATAGGTTATCAATGACCCGTAACGCCACAGATTATCGTTCTCAATGTCTTTCCCCCTGAATTTAATCTCACGCATTTTGTACTCCTTTCTCTAAAATATCCTTACAAGCCTTGCTATCGCACCTTACCGGCTTTTGATGGAAGGCGCACCAAGCTTCCCCGTTTGCGTCTTCATCCTCGATAAGTTTGCAGTCTCCGCATTTAACCGCTAGGTATTTATTGTCAAGGTGTCCTTCCTTGATAAGCCATTCGATCATATTCACAACAGCATCTAAGACATTCTTTTCCATAACCTCGTGCTTGCAGTCGTATCCCAGTTCTGTGTATTGGATGAACCAATACACGCTATCTTTTGTGATTTCCAAGCTTAAATCGGGTCGGTTGCGTTGTGAGATCGTGGCAGGAAGTATTTCTATCAGCTTGGATAGAGACCAAGCGGGATAATATATATCCATATCAAATAGGCCCGGCTTGTCCATCCAAGGTTCAATTATCTGATCTTGGACATTATCGCTTGACCAATCTTCGGTTTCTGTTATGCGTTGTAGGTAACAGTCCGCCGTATCCGGTCTCACCCCGGCCTCTAATAGCCGGGATGATTGTTTTTTATTCGTGCAAATTTGATTTTCCATTACAACTTGTCTAATTCGTCAATAAATTCATTCATGTACTTGCAGTCCATATCGCAATCGGAAAGATGCCGGCACATCCTATCATTACCCTTAGATAGATCCGGGCATGATTTGCGATGAGCCTCGATCGCCTTGTCCCCCATATCCAAAGACGCTAGATCGGCGGCTCTTCCGGCGTACTGTTTCCAGTCACGATGAAGATACTTGTCCGATCTGCATTTATCGGCCTCGTACTGGTGATCGATGTATTCTTGGGCTTTCTTGCTTATCATATTTATCCCTCCTGTATTATAACACATTCTATCTGTTCGTCCCATGTGACATCCACCGGATCGTACTCATATTGATCGTCTGACGTGCGTATCATTACCTCCGCTTCCGGGTCTTGCTCTTGTAATAGAGCTATTAGTTCTTTATTTCTCATGATTACATCGCTATTAAGTCAAACAATGTCGGTGCGCTTACCTCCATCTCAATTTCCCGTAGATAAGTAAGTCCGTCTTTCCAATAATCATAATTCAATTCGGTAGACAAGCCCTTACGTCCCAACTTGACAGCGCAATAAGGAACGGTACCGATACCTCCGAACGGGTCAAATACCAATTCCCCCTTGTTTGAATACCGTTCAATCAGCCTTTCAACGATATCTAACTGAAGAGGGCAAATATGATTCTGTCTCTTTTTTTGTGACTGCCTCGTATTGAGCGTACGCATCCGGACGACATCATCCCATATCCAATCCTTCTTGCTTACAGGGTCGACGGCCATGAATGTTCTTGGCAGTTTCCCGTACGCCTCTAACTCTTCTGCGAACGACACATGTTCCTCATAGTTATAGATATGCTCACGTTCGTAGTTACGGAACAAATGCCGAATCTTATCTATTCCGGCACTTTTCATATCTTCGTATGACAACAATGAATTGCCGGAGGATTTCCAACTTGCATGAGCGTCTATCTGCCAACGAGCAAGCGAGTATTCACTCTTATTTTTTGTCACAGGTAAATCAGCATATGCGCGTGATGTATCAGAGGGTAACTTGCGGAAAAGTAGTACATACTCCGGGCAACCAATACCCATCTTGGAGCCGTCTTTACACATTTCAGTATAACCCAGTCTATAAGTCTGGTTATTTTCCCTCACTACATCCGTGTCTACTGTGATACGGCCCATATAACGAAAGCCATGCTTCATGTAATGAAATACTGTCATTTCACTGAATGGATCAATAGTTGGCATACCGTCACCCGTGGCGTTGCCGAACAAAACACGATCTTTCACATGGATGCAGGCCAACCGACCCGGTTTCAAAATGCGCATTAACTCTGGTGTAAGATAATCCATCTGTTCAAAGAACTTATCGTTATCTTCGTTGTGCCCGAAATCGTTATAGGTAGGCGTATATTCATAGTGGTTGGAGAACGGGATGCTGGTTACAATCAGGTCCACAGAGTCACTTTCCATCTTTTGGCATTCAAGGACATTGTCGTTATTGATTGCCTTCCACAGTTTGCCGGATTTCTCTTCCCGACTGGCGAACATCCAACGCATCATCTTTTCCTCGGCCTGTAAACCGAACAGACCGTTTTCACGGACAATGTCGGTCATTTTGGAAACCATTTCCCGGTGTTGCGCCCATTTCTGCATGAAGCTCTTAAATATTTCACCCTCGCTTTCGGCATATACCAGATAGAGATCAACGGGCTGCTGCTGCATAAAGCGATATATACGGGCTATCGCTTGGAACTTATCGTTGAAACGGTAGTCAATGAACATGATTGCTTTATGACAGTGATACTGAAAGTTCAGACCTTCACCAAGCATCTCCGGTTTAGCTGCCAAATATTTCAACCGACCGTCCTTGAAGTCGGCTATCACCCTGTCGGCATCTTCATCATCCTGCGAACCATATACGGCCTTACAGCTTGGAATCGCATTACATAAGGCTATTCGTTCAGATTCTAAATCATGCCACAAAAGAAAATGGTCGTCCTTGTTTTCTGGGCGGTTGATGATTTCCACCACACGGGCAATCTTCTCTTCCATATTGTCCCTACGTTCTTTTGCCGCATCTGCCAATCCTAGAGCAGCCTCACGGAACATCTTCACTTGTCCGTCACGGTCGGTACCAGCCGTAGAATTGTCCACACTCACGATCTCTTCATGCACACGGAGTTCCGGCAACTCATAACCAGTATCCGGATAGCCCAAGTCAGATGGTTTAGTTAAGAACAAAGCCCATGTGGATACCCACAACCAAAACTCCTTTTCCTTATGCGGATAAAGTGTCAAGTTATTCGCTTTCGTACTGTCACGCTGAAAGAATCGCGTAAGAGCCTGCCCTGTGTCCATCACACCAAGATAGCCGGCATAGTGTATCAGTTCTTTGTATCTGTTGGGTGAAGGTGTGGCCGTGGCGACAAACCGATAAGGCACATCCGAGAACAAGGGAAGGAACTCTTGATAGGTCTTGGTCCCGAATCCTCGAAGCACACTTGCTTCATCCAGTGAAGTGACAGTAAAATACGCTGGATCTATCCTAACCCCTTCTTCACCGTCGCGAACACGTTCGTAGTTAGTCACCATGATATCGGTCGGACATATCATCACATCAGCCATTGTTCGTACATAGGTTACTTTCATGTGCAAGTGTTGTTCCGCTTGTGTCAGGAACTCGACTACCACACGCTTGGGGCAAACGATCAACCCCTTGCCTCCTTTATGGTTCAGGATTACCCGGAGTATTTCCAGCTGGGTGACTGTCTTTTGCATACCGAAGCTGGAGAATATAGCTCTGCAACCACCGGCTACCGCCCAACGAACGGTATCTTTCACGTGAGGATAGAGCGACGGTGTCAATTCGTCCGTTTTTATCTCAAATCCAGTATTATGGCTAATGGCCATTTTGTTTTTTAAAAAATCTATGTATTTCATGTATTATTTGATTTTAGATCATCTCTCATCATAGATGAATGAATTGATGCCTCTATCGCCTTGAATATCTCAAATGCTACTTGTGGGACGATGGCGTTTCCGTAGGCTTTTATTGACTCCTCTCTCCACCTACAAAAGGAGATATCGTCCAATCGGGAGGAAACCCCATCATCTCGGCTACAAATAGGGGGTTGAGTAGGGAAGTCTTCCCAGTAACTCTTCTTACCAAATCCGGCAGAGTTGATCCAAAAGAGGTTTTCTCTCCTCTCATTCTTTTGCCTTCCGCAATTGATATACCTTTCCAATCTCTCGCTTGAGGCGTAGGAAGTAGACTCAAGTCCATGAATTTCGTTTTCCCCTCCTTGTCGCAAACCTTTAATCCTTGCGTCTGAACGGTCGGAAGCAATAAACCATACCCTGTCCCTCCTGTGCGGCGCTCCGACACCGCAAGCTGGAATAACAACCGGCTGGACGGAATATCCCTCACGCTCAAGATCTCGGCAGACGGTCTCGATAACGTATTCTTGCTCGAGTAGCGTTTCCTTGTCAGCCTTGTCGAAAAGAGAGGCTTGACTTTCCACCGTAACCTCACTGCCGGGTTGTACCATCGATAGGATTCCAGCAACGTTCTCACCAATGATCCAAGCGGGTCGTATCTCTCGTATAGCACGGAGCATTTCCGGCCAGAGGTAACGGTCATCCTCCTGTCCTTTTCGTTGTCCTGCGACTGAAAACGGCTGGCAAGGAAACCCTCCTGTGAGTACGTCAACCTTCCCTCTCCACGGAGTGAAATCAGTTCTTGTAATATCGTCATATTGAATGCTGTTTGGAAAATGATATTTCAGTACCTTTTGGCACCACTCGTTAATCTCGCAATGGAATAGGTTCTCCCATCCCATCCATTCGGCGGCAAGGTCAAAGCCGCCCACGCCAGAAAATAATGATCCATGTGTCATGACCTGTCAATCTTTATGAAGATCACGCTTTCTCCATCTGGCCTCTTGTGCGCCATGCAAGCGCTGGAGTACCTGCACTCTTCTATACCTCCTCCATCATCACGAAAGGAGCATCCTACACAAACGTTTCCTTTAGTATTTCCTTGCGGTAGAAACTCTATCGCAGCATAATATAATCTACCGATCTTGACCAAATGGCCCAAAGGGACATCCCTTAATTCGTTTACTTTTTCCATTGCTTTTTTGATTTTTCTTCCATTTTTGATATTCATCCCAAGTTAGTCCGATGCTTTCCTTCGCTTGGACACGAGGACGAAAAGCATCAGCTGCCTTAATAGCCTCGTTTTGCGCCTGAGTGTCCCTATGGATGTCATACTTTGCCATCCAATTCATTATGACCTCGCCGTCTATACGGCCAAAGACTTGTCCGAAATAACCTTTCTTGGCCATTTTGAAAAAGAGCTTGAAGTCCTCCGGTTTATAATGTGGGTATTCTTCACGAACAAGATCTATAGTATCTTTAATTTGAACGGGGTCCATCGTTCCATTAGTTGAGTAGAAATTCACGAATTGCTCAAACCATGTGTACATTAGCGAGTTTACGAAGATGTCATCATAAGTCATCGATAATTCCACGATAGAAGGCGAGATCGATTTAAAGACATCAATCGCCGTCTTTGGATTTATACTGTTCCAGTACGGCTCTGGCGAATTGGCCCACAGTTTCACGGCTTGCGGCTTTGTTTCCGGTAGACTTGGTAAAAGATCCAAATCCGGCCTTTGGTATCGTGCTACTTGATTTTCCATTGAATTTTTCCTTATTAAACCATGTGGCAAGTCTTTTAGCGACCTCCCATGTTTTATTCGTTTCAAATCTCATCTTAGTTTCTGACTTATTGAGTTCAGACCAGTAATCAAAGAAAGCCCGGATCATTTCCTTCCCGTATCGTTCCACATAAGGAACCAGAGAATTATAAAATTCATCCCTCCGTTTGAGCGTAGCGGCTTTAGCTGCGGCAAGTTTCTTTGCTTGTTCGGCTTTCTTTGCCTCTACGCTAGTAGAGGTTTCTTTAGGTTTACTATTATCTACTTCTTCTCTAATCTCTTCTTGCGATAGTTGGGCGATTGGGTGGCTATCGGGTGGCGATTGGGTGGCGAAAGAATTATTATCAGGTGGCGATTGAGACGCAGACCTATTCGAACCATTTTTCCACCTCTTTTCATTTCCTCGTTTACCGGCATCAGAAAGTTTTGCTCTTTTTTCGTCCAATGGCTGCATACGTGTATTTAGAGATTCGGAGTAGAAACACTCACCATTATTGGTGAAGGCAAATAACCCGAAGTCATTTATTACACTTTTTAGAATTGCGGCATCAGCACGTAAATCAAAAGCCAAAACATTATAATCGGCTTTTAGAGTATAATTTTTGCTTTCTCTTAATTTTTCTATCAACGCCCAGTATAACCCGTATCCTTCCCATTTATGCTTTATACGTAAAGCGATAATTTTATCATCGCTTCTTGCATCACTATCATGTGGAAAGTAGTTTTTCATGTTTATCTATTTTATATAAATAGCCTTTGAATTAAGCGTCTTAGTAATTCCAATCTTACCAGAAACAAAAAGCTCATTAAGTTCTTTTCTCGCCTCTGCATGGATTGTGTTCATTAACTCCACTTCCGGCACATGATCCGGTGTTATCTTTTCCAATCGTCTCTTTTCTTGAAGGCGATTAATTATGCTTAGTATGTCCATATCAAAAATATACGTTAGTTAATTGTCTGCTTTTTGAATATACCGCCCATTTACCATTACCTCCATCAACCAACTTTAGGTCTTTCACTTCCCCAAATCGTTTGATATTTCCACATAGGTCAACAATCCAACCTGATTCTTTAGACGAATGCGGACGAATTGCCCGGCCGACTATTTGGTACCACATCGCCAATGACATCGTAGGACGCGCCATAACGACCGTATCAAGTTCTGGATAATCGAAACCGGTCGTGAGTACCCCAACATTAGCGACAACTGGTATCCGGCCAGACTTGAAAGCCTCAAGTATTTGTTCTCGTTCTTTCTTTGGAGTTTCGCCCGAAACGATAGCACAGCCAGGAATTGACCAAGTCAACTTCTCTGCCTCTTTCAAGAACCGGGTAAAAACAAGAATGCCTTTCCGTTTTCCACCTTGTTTCGGATTAAGTAGTCGTTGGACAATATGGACAACATAACTGTAGAAGTCTATTCGCTCATACTCTCTTTGTACTGATTTATCGGTATAGTCGGCACCGGTAGTATTTACTTTCAAGTTAAGTTCGTTCCATCCTACCGGATTCATTGAATAGTAATTTAGTTTTGTCAGATATCCCATATCAAGTAAGGTAGAAACCTGCACATGATAGATTACATCCTTGAATATAGCCGGACGTGTTCGGGTAATGAATTTCAGCATAGAACCAAACTCTTGCGAACTACTTAATCGATATGGCGTTGCCGTTAAACCAAGAACCTTGCATTTGAGAAGTTCTAAGAATGTCTTATACATCCCTTCTTTAGGATTTACCAAGTGACACTCATCTATAATGATAGACTGGAAATGAGAAAACAAATCCGGATGATTTATTACACTACCGATCGTGGCGAATGTGATCCTTGATATTTCTTTTCTTCCAAAAGAAGCTGAATATATCGAACAATCTAAGATGCCGTAAGAACATAGCTTCTTGAAATTTTGCTCGAGTATTTCCTTGCTGGGCTGAAACACTAAGGTGTGCCCGTCAAGCCTTGCAGCGATGTCGGCTATAATAAGTGACTTCCCTGATCCTGTAGGAAGAACCATGATAGCATTCGTCTTCTTCGCCTTGTTGTTAAAGAAGGAAACAGCTGCATCAGAGGCTTTCTGTTGATAATCTCGCAATACATAACTCATAATCCTCTCTCCTTTTTAAGCTTCTTATTAAGCACCTTGTAATACTTGATTAATTGCTCGTACTCAAAATCGGTAAACTTCCGGCTAATACCCTGCTTTGCTTCGAGTAGGACAACTCTCTGTTCACCATACTTGGCAATCAATCCTTTGCGGTAATTCTGAATATTACCCTCCATGAAGCGGTTACAGTGCCGACATTGAGCGTTACAGTTCATTTCATCGAAACGGGTACTCATATACTGTCGATTTATGTAATGCCCGTTATCGGCCTGCTCAAACGGCTTTATCTGACCACAAGAGATACATTTAAAATATCCGTTTGGCATTGCGTCACGAAGCCGGATGAAAAGGGAAAACTCTTTGTCGAGCTTGGTCTTCAAATCCGGCTTCTTCTTTATCTTAGCTCCTGTTATATCAAACAAAGGCTTTTCATTTTTCTTCTTATTATATCGGTATAGCATATTTATTTTTTATCTTTGCACTCGATTTTGTCAAGTGTCATTAGATTATTAACCTAATTCTATAGACATGAGAATTGAAATAGATATTGAGTTTGTGCAAGCCGTCACTACTTTAGTAAAGTGGATGACTGTCTTAGCCGTACTGGTTTTATAATCAGTCTACTCAAGTACGCAGAAAGAAGCGGTTGATGCATTTTGTATCAGAGGGATAGGTTTGAAAACATCCCTCCGCTGAGAACACTTAGTACCTGTTCCGCTTGACAAAATTATATTTAGGTGACTATAGCACTGAGGTTCCACCTCTTCCCATTCCGAACAGAGAAGTTAAG